ACATCTGTAGACTGCGGGGAATAAGATGCAATTAAGCGAACACTTTTCATACGAAGAAATGACTCATTCTGACGTGGCGGTAAGACAGGGGTGGGATAATACTCCTAATGAGTCAGAGTTAGCCAACCTCACACGCCTGTCGGCGTTTTTGGAGCAGGTTAAAGATATTTTAGGCGGTAAGCCAATTATGATTAACTCGGCTTATCGATCTAAGCAAGTAAATGACGCTGTAGGGTCCAAGGATACCTCGCAGCATCGTTTAGGTTGTGCGGCTGATATCAGAGTACCTGGTATGACTCCTGATCAAGTCACACAAGCTGTAATCGCCTCTGATCTACAATTCGACCAAGTAATCAGAGAGTTTAACTCATGGACGCACATCTCCGTGCCTAACCATGAGGGTGATAAGCCCAGACGACAGGCGCTCATCATTGACAAGCAGGGCACGCGCTACTATTCATAAATCAAGAAGGCACTACGGTGCCTTTTTTTATAAGGGTTCACAATGACGCCTCTTGAGACGCAAGAAAAGTTTGTTGAAGCATGGAACCGTCTGGGATCTCCCACTTTAGTAGCGAAAGAGTTGGGACTATCAATCAGGCATGTATATAACTACCGCGCTGATTTAAGGAATAAGGGAATAGAATTAAAGACCTTTGCTTCGTTAAAGACAGAAAAAAAGGCGCCTATAACGATCAAAACTCATGAAGGACGGGTAGACCTAGAAGTATTAAATGGGTCTGTAATTGTCTTTTCAGACGCACATTATTATCCAGATATGGTTTCAACGGCGCATTTAGGCTTGTTGAAGATGATTAAGAAGTTAAAACCCACCGCAATTATTAATAACGGTGATGCGTTTGACGGTGCCGGTATATCGCGCCATCCGCGCATAGGCTGGGACTCGAAGCCTACGGTGATAGACGAGCTTAGAGCAGTAACAGAACGACTCCTAGAGATCTCAGACGCCGCTCCTAAAGGGTGTAGACTGATTTGGCCTCTGGGTAATCATGACTCACGTTATGAAACCTTTTTGGCGTCACAAGTGCCTCAGTTTCAGGGCGTAGATGGATTCCACCTTAAGGATCATTTTCCTGAGTGGAAGGCTTGCTGGTCTTGCTGGATTAACGATGAGGTTGTAGTGAAGCATCGCTGGAAGGGTGGTGCTCATGCAACGTGGAATAATACGATTAACGCCGGTAAGTCGATTGTGACAGGTCATTTACACCAGCTCAAAGTTACGCCATTTTCGGACTACAACGGACGGCGCTATGGGGTAGATACAGGGACGTTAGCTGACCCTTACGGGCCGCAATTTATTGACTATACTGAGGGTAATCCTGTGAACTGGTGCAGCGGATTTGCTGTGTTGACGTTCAAAGAAGGGAAGATGCTCAGCCCAGAACTCGTTCGCAAGTGGGATGAAAATGTGATAGAGTTTAGGGGCGAACTAATTGAAGTGTAAAGAAAAATGACAACTGAAAGCTGGGTAATGACGTATGATAGTTTGACGACCACAGTTCTCCAATATTTGGAGCGCTCGGATCAGGCTACCATTAACGCCATTCCAACCTTTATTACTCTGTGTGAGTACGAGGTTGCCCAACAGATTAAGACTTTGGGTCAGCTTCAGGTAGCAGAAGGCGCGATCTTAGCCAACAATAATGTGTTACAGAAACCCGCGCGCTGGAGAAAGACGGTTTCGTTTAATATAAATGTTGCGGGTGTTAAGCAGCCGGTATTTTTGCGTAAGTATGAGTATTTATTGGAATATGCTCCGGATGCGACTGTAAAGGGTGCGCCTCAGTTCTACTCTGACTATGACTATGATCATTGGCTGATAGCGCCTATGCCTGATAAAGCGTATAACTTTGAAGTATTGTATTACGAGCGTATACCGCCATTGTCTACTGCAAACCAGACCAATTGGTTGACGCAGAACGCGCCGAACGTGATGTTATTTGGGACGCTATTACAAGCGCAGATGTTCTTGAAAGATGATCAGCGCATGATATTCCAACAGAAATATGATCAAGCTATTCAAGCTCTGAAGGCTGAAGACGTAACACGATTGGCCGACCGCCAAGCGATAGCTCTGGACTCTTAAAATATGACCGCCTACCTAAATCCATTTACCGGGGCAACGATTTCACCCTCTCAGGTGGGGTATGAGTCGTTATCAATCTATGTAGATACGCAACTTCAGTGGCCTATTAATGGCAATACTAATCAAGTTGTTGCCAATATTATTGAAGTAACCGCAAATGTAACTGGTTTGAATTTATTGATGCCTGCCGCTACGGCAGTATCTACCGGTCAAGCAACAATCATTCGTAATATTGGTAGCAATCCATTTACGGTTACGGATGCCGGTCTTAACACAATCGTTTCTATTCCTTCTGGAATATCCGAATACATTTATGTTACTGACAATACGACTGTAAACGGTACATGGTCGATTGTGACCTTTGGCGCAGGTACATCTGCGGCCAACGCATCACAGTTAGCTGGATATGGTTTAACGGCGATTGGAACGACTTTAAACCAGTCTTATAACTATTCAGCTACCTTTAGCAACAGAACGTTAGGAGCGGCTGATAGAGCGTCCTTTATCGTATGGGATGCGGGTGTGGGCACGATTACTTTGCCTCCTTCATCCATCGGTAACAACTGGTTTGTAATGATCCGTAACAACGGCGTAGGTATTTTGACTATTGCCTGTCAGGGTACGGATAAGATTGATGGTAGTTCATCTATTCAGTTGCAAATTGCTCAATCAATTGTAATTGTATGTTCTGGATCTGGATTTAACTCTTTTGGTTCTACATTACCCTCTCAGTTTAACTTCACTATTCTTTCTAAGTTAGTTACTGGCGGAACAGTTACGTTGACAACGGTAGAAGGCCAGAACGTTATTCAAGAGTATTACGGTACGCTTACTTCAAACTGTACGGTTATATTGCCGCCTACAGTTCAGTTGTATTCCATACAAAATAACACAACTGGTGCGTTTAGCCTTACGTTCGGAACAGGGGCAGTTGGCGCTGCGACTATTACAGTACCGCAAACGCTTGCTGAGATTGTTATCTGCGATGGCACTAATTGCTATAACGCAACATCAGGCGCCGTTAGTTCGTTATTAAGTTTGACGCTTGGAAATGGGAATTCTTTCAATCCATCTTTGAACTTTACTGGTGATACAACAACAGGTTTGTATTTGCCATTCTCCGGTGGCTTAGGAATTTCTGCTGGTGGCGGTAACGTTGCTACTTTCACGCCTACTGGCGTTTCCATCCCCGTAGGAATTGGCGGGGGTACATTTTGACCGATAAGACGATATCGCTACAAATCAAGCCAGGGATCCAAAGAGATGGAACCTTGTTTGATGCGCCTACCTATGTTGATGGTAAATGGGTGCGCTTTCAGCGTGGCCGTCCCCGTAAGATAGGCGGTTATAAAGGTATCTTCTTAAATGGTTCTGGTGTGTCACGCGGCATGACGATGACATCCCAGAACGGTTTGAACTATGTGGTATCTGGATATAACAATGGTTTAGAGCAGTGGATTACTGATAATGATGACGGCGTAGGTTCGGGTCCTTATCAATATACGTTATCTAACTTTACTGCTAGCAATAATAATCTTTGGCAATTTGACATAGCGTATGACACGACCGGAACGACACAAACTATCGTTGCACACCCTGGGCAAAATCTTTCTAATATTGATAGCACTGTTAGCACTCCTGTCTTATACGGTGCTTTTCCAGGGTCTGCGCTCTCTGCGGTCAAAGACACGGCCGGCGCCAACCCGACGGGTAATACGATATCGGTTTCCGGCGGATGTGTAGTCTTACATCCATATCTATTTGTATACGGTGATCACGGGCTCATTCAGAATTCTTCTGCAGGCAACTTCCAAGATTGGAACTCTGCTGACTCTAATAGCAACAACGTAGCAACGGGTAAGATAGTTAAGGGCTTGCCTGTGCGCGGCGGTACTACTTCTCCTGCTGGTCTGTTCTGGGCGTTAGATGCGCTGATTAGGGTTACATTTACTGGATCAGCCCCGTTTTACTGGAGATATGACTTAATATCTTCACAGACATCTATTATGTCTAGCTCATGCGTGATTGAGTACGATGGTATTTATTTCTGGTGCGGCGTAGATAGATTCTTGATGTACAACGGCGTTGTGCAGGAAATGCCAAATAATATGAATCAAAACTACTTCTTTGATAAC